TGGCACCTGAAGGCCCCGCGCTTTTTCTAGGTTAACAAAAGTTTAGTAGTTATTATTATTGTTAGGTACATGCAAGTAAAAGCCTCCGAGGTTGCCGAAATACTAGACATATCCGAAGACATGGTCCGCAAGTATGCGAGGAGCGGGGTTTTTGTGCGTCTTGGTAAAAACCTCTATGATCTGAAGCAATGTGTAAAGGCGTACTACTCCCCGGATACAGAGCCGGGGCTTACCGAGGAACGGACACGGCTCACGAAATATCAGGCCGACAAAACATATCTTGAATTACAGGAAAAGCGGAGGGAACTATGGCCGGTTAGAATATGCCTCATGTATTTTTCCGAGGTAGTGAAGGCCGCACAGAATGAATTGCTTGCCTTGAAGAATAATATTAAAATGGATTATCCCGATATTGAAGACCAGGTCCTGATCTATATTGACACTAAGATCAGGGAGGCGCTGGAACATGCGTCAAGTGCAAACACTCCCCACGGACTTCAGGGAGCTGTGGAAACGTGGGCCGGTGGCGATGTGGAAACCGCCGCCGAGGTTGAAGGGGAGTGAATGGGCGGATAAATTCTTCTACATTTCCCCGGAGTCAGGTCCGGGCGCTCTAATCAAATGGAAGACATTCCCGTATCAACGCGGCATCCTAGATGCCATGACGGACCCTACTATCCCTATTATTGTTGTTAAGAAATCCGCACGTATCGGCTACACCCTCATGCTCGGAATCCTGGAGTGCATGACGATACAAAACGATCCACGTAATATGATTGTTGCGCAGCCGACGGTTGAGGACTCGCAGGGGTACAGCAAGGATTTTTTCACACCAATGATTCGGGATGTCCCGGTGGTTTCGGATCTTGCCCCGCGCGAGAGGACCCGTGATTCTGATTCAACTATTCTGCGTAAGAAATTCCCTGGAATGATAACGTATTTTATCGGGGCTAATTCCCCGCGCGGATTCAGGCGAATTTCAGCTGGTACGGTTTTGGCCGATGAGATAAGCGCGTGGCCCGTGCAGGCGGGGAAAGAGGGCGATCAGTTTTCACTATTACGCAAGAGGTCAGAGTGGTATCTATTTCCAAAGGCGGTAGCCGGATCGACCCCTACAAATATAGGCGAGTGCAAAATTACCGAGCTATGGGATAAGAGCGATCAACGACAGTATTTCGTGCCATGTCCGCATTGCGGAGAGATGCAGTTTTTCAAGTGGGCTAATTTTGACTTTTCCACGCATGGGACGAAGAAGAAACCGGTATATATCTGCGAGAAATGCGAACAGCCAATTCCATATGGAAAACACCGATGGATGATGGAGCGGGGAGAGTGGAGGGCCACGGCTCCATATACTGGTATAGTAGGGTTTTACCCGTGGGCAGCTCACTCGTACGGACCTAATGCAACATGGGCGCATATTGTAGAGGAGTTTCTGAATTCAAAAGATGATCCGATCCGGCTTAAAACGTGGGTCAATACCTGGCTCGGTGAAGCATGGGAGGAAGAGAGCGAGAAAATAGACAGCGGTATTATATACGAGTCAAGGGAGGAATACGGGCCGGATGTACCAGAAATGGTACACGTAATTGTCGCTTCTGTAGATACCCAGGATAATAGGCTCGAAGTCCTCATACGTGGGTACGGAGCCGACGAGGAGTCCTATGGCCTGGAGCATATTGTATTAAACGGTGACCCCGCTAAAATCGACATATGGGACAGGTTGGATGCGGTATTGCTGAAGATGTATAATACTGTCGGCGGTCGGCAGTTGCCTATTATGGCGTGTGGTATTGACAGGGGCGGTCACCATGCGGACGCGGTTGACAGGTTTGTACGCGCGCGTGGAATGCGTAATGTGTTTGCAGTGATAGGGCGTGCACAGGGAGACAAGCCAATTGTGGGGAAACCGTCGAAGAAAAACAAGGGTAAAATACCGCTGTATGTGGTGAACGTCGACGCGGCGAAGAACCTCATAATGTCCAGGCTTAAAACTGCCGGAGCCGTGGGGAGAATACATTACAATACTAACTTTACAGAGGAATATTGTAAACAGCTTACCGTCGAACAGAGAAAGAAACGGTATAAATATGGACAGCCGTATTATGTATGGGACAAACCGAAGGCGGCACGTAATGAGGCCATAGACCTGGAGGGGTATAGCGTTGGTACATTGCGTATCATGTTCCCGCAGGTGGATATATTAAACCGGTATATTACATCGAGGATGAAAGAGAAGTCTGAACGAATAGATGAACCGCAGAAACCACCGGTAGATCAATTACTGTCAGGACGCAACCGAAGACCGTCAAAACGTGGATGGGTTAACGGATGGAAAAAATAGAAAATTATTCTGATTTGAAAAAAAAAGTGCTTGAAATTATGTCCCATAGTAATTACGTTGTGGGTGAATTAAGAGTATCGTTTTCATGCCCGAAGCAGCAGGTGTCAATTAAGATCGTTACCACGCGCCGACAGGGGAATGAAACGATAATCTCAGAGCGGGATCTGGCGTAGAGCACTTACGGGGTGCGAGGTAATCCGACGAGAAGGCCCTCAACTAAAACAGTTGGGGGCTTTTTCATTTGGACAACATCCGCGCCGGTGATACTCTCATACTGGAATATTCAAACTCAGATTATTCATCCGCAGATTATGATTTGTGGATTGCCCTCCGTGGTCCCTCTGTGGTCGATCTTAAAACGGGCGTGTCCGGGGTTACTATTGCGTCATCTGGTTCTGGTTGGACCGTGACCGTGACCGCCGCAGTGACTGCAGGATGGATCGCCGGTGACTACTGGTACACCGTCTATGCCGGTCAAACATCTTTCGCCACTCGTTATACCGCAGAATCTGGCACCCTTGAAATTCTTCCGAGCCTTTCCGCACAGATAGCCGGGTACACGAATAAAAGCCACGTAAAGACCGTTCTGGACGCAATAGAGGCAGTTATAGCTGGTCGTGCGTCACTCGATCAAATGTCATACACAATCCAGGGGCGCTCACTATCCAAAACACCGTTACCGGAGTTAATAGAATTTCGCAGAATTTACCGCGCGGAATATGCGGCAGAGAAAAAGGCGGAACGTGTTGCCGCAGGCCTTGACCCTGGAAATTTAATAAAGGTGCGTCTGTGAACATATTTAAACGTATTTTTACGCGCTCCAAAATAACACCGAAACAACCATTTAAATCAATAAATCCCCGTAGCCGTGCGTTTGACGCCTCCGGCACGGGGAGGTTGTTATCCTCATGGACCACGCAAAGCACATCCTATGACTACGATATACTTAATAGCCTTGACACTCTCCGCGCGCGGTCTCGGCAACTGCACCAGAATAACGATTATGCGCGGCGGTATATCAATTTGTGCGTTACAAACATAATAGGACCGAACGGAATAAAGCTCCAGAATAAGGCGATAACGAACGCAGGGAAATTGAACGTCGATGTAAATAATCTGATAGAGGGGTTTTTTGATGATTGGGGGAAGTCCTGCACCATCGAGGGCGGGGTGACTCTGCTTGATGTTGAACGCATAATAATAACATCTACCGCAATCGATGGGGAGATATTTGTCAGGCTGTACGATGACCCGAATAATAAATATTATCTATCGATGCAACTGTTGGAGTCTGACTACCTAGATGTGAATTTCAACAACGAAAACGCGCGAATTAGGATGGGGATCGAGTATGACGAGCTAGGAAGACGTGTCGCGTATTGGTTTTACAAAAATCATCCTGGAGACAATAAGAGATATACGAGGTCGATCGGTGAGCGTGTGCGCGTACCCGCTGCGGATGTGATTCATGTATTTTATCAGGAGCGGCCGTCACAGACACGCGGGGTCCCATGGATGCACTCCGCAATGACTCGGTTAAATCACCTTGGGGCATATGAGGAAGCTGAGCTTGTCGCCTCTCGTGTTGCGTCTGCTAAAATGGGGTTTATCGTTAATCCCGGTGGTGATGATTATAAGGGTCCTAATGATACAGATGGAAACATACAGATAGAGGCGGAGCCTGGGACGTGGGAACAGTTACCGACGGGTTATGATATACGGCAGTGGGACCCACAACATCCCGGAGGGAATTTTGAACAGTTTATGAAGGTATCTCTTCGTGGGATAGCAGCGGGACTAAATGTATCATATGCGGCGCTTACATCAGATTTGCGTGATGTGAATTACTCCAGTTCAAGATTTGGATCTCTCGATGAGAGGGACCACTGGAGAGTGAAACAGAGATGGATTGCATCAGGATTTTTCAAGAAATTATATGAAAGAATTCTCACGAATGTCCTGACACTTGGATTATCGTCAAGGCTTTTCCCTAGCAAATACGAACAATACAATAAACCTGAATGGTACGCGCGGTCATGGGATTGGGTTGACCCACGAGTGGACGCGGCAGCGGCGATACTTGAAATTGATAACGGGCTCAACACGAAATCAGACATTCTTGCCGCACAGGGCAAGGACTTTTACGACCTGTTAGAGACAATGAAGCAGGAAAACGCGGCAATGAAAGAGTCAGGAATCGAACTCAAACCAAAAGAGAAACCGGAAACGAAACCCGAACAGAAACCAGACAACAACGAGGTACAAGATGGCGCAGGAAATACTGTATAGATTTTTTGGATTCAACGAATCCGACATAGACGTTGAAAAGCGCACTGTAAATTTATCGTTTAGCAGCGAAGATCCGTATGAACGATCATTCGGACTGGAAATATTATCTCACGACAATGAAGCCGTTGATCTTTCGCGCCTCAATGACGGCGCTCCGCTTTTGCTGAATCACGATCCTGATAAACAAATCGGGGTCATAGAACAGGCAAGAGTTGCAGCCGATCGGAAGGGTCGGGCAATGGTCAGGTTTTCTAAGTCTGCATTAGGTGAGGAAATATTCCAGGACGTGCGTGATGGGATACGGCGCGGGGTATCGGTTGGCTACTATGTTAACAACATGATCGAGGAAGAAGAGCGGTCATGGCGTGTTACTCGGTGGACTCCGATAGAGATAAGTTTCGCAACGATTCCAGCAGATAACACTGTGGGGGTCGGAAGAGCCCTGGAAACTCCAGAGGTAAAAAATACAAGTGAGGAAATAATTACAATGGCAGAAGAAGTAAGAGCGGTTGAATCACCGCAGATCGATGTTGTCGCGGAACGCGATAAGGCGCGGAAGGAAGAACAGGACAGGGTGCGGGAAATCTACGCGATTTCCGAAAAGCACAATGAGCGCGAACTTGCACAGGAATATGTGAAGAACGGCAAGAGCCCCGCAGAGTTCGGAATGGCGGTCCTTGAAAAACGCGGACAGGTTGCGCCGATTGAAACCAAGAGCGGGAAAATCGGCATGTCCGATAAGGACGTGAATCAGTTCCGTTTCGTCCGTGCGATTAACGCACTCGCGCAGGGTAACCTCGGAAAATACGCACCGTATGAAAAAGAGGTGTCAGACGCGACCGCACAGAAACTCGGAAAACAGGCGCAGGGATTTTTCGTCCCTGATGACGTGCTCCATAGGGCGCTTACTGTCGGTACTCCGGCATCTCCGTCAACCGGAGCCGGAAACATGGTTGCACAGGAACTCTTGTCATCCTCGTTTATCGAGCTGATTTACAAAAGGATGGTCGTGAAGCAGGCGGGGGCCCGGACGCTTACCGGATTGGTCGGTGATATTCTCATACCGAAAATGACCGGCGGCGCTGCGGTGTACTGGGTTGCTGAAAATACCGACCTTACCGCTGTTTCGGCACAGACGTTCACGCAGCTTTCGATGCGTCCAAAAACTCTCGGCGCGTACTCTGAACTGTCCAGAAAACTTCTCATACAGGAATCACTTGACGTTGAGGCGCTTGTCAGGGATGACATGGCAATGCAGATTGCACTGGAAATTGACAAGAAGTCGCTGATGGGGTCCGGCGCTCCGTCAAATATCCCAACTGGTATTCTTTCGACCTCCGGTATCGGTGCGGTTGACTGTGGTGGTGTTGCACCCGATTACGCGGACCTGATCAATCTGTGGTCTGATGTTGCAGTGGAAAATGCAGATTTCGGTTCGCTCGCGTATGTGTTCAACGCGAAAATGGCCGGGTGTCTCATGCAGCGTTACCCGAACGGCACCGGGGGAGATACTCCGATACTGGTAGGCGGTCCGCAGAATGGGACGATAATCGGGTTCAGGACTTTCGTTACGAATCAGATCCCGAATACGTTTACCTCGGCTGAGGCATCGACTGGTGGTGCGTTGACTGCGATAGTTTTTGGTAATTTCAACGACCTGATTATCGGTCAGTGGTCCGGTGTTGATATCCTCGTTGACCCCTATACCAATTCCGCGAAGGGAACGGTACGTGTGGTCATGCTCCAGGATATGGACTGTGAAGTGCGCCATGCTGAGAGTTTCAGCGCGACTCAGAACGCAGCGACCGCGTAAGGGGTACTCGATATGGCATTAACAGCACCGAGGGGACAATTTGGAGTACATAGCGTATGTTTGTACGATAGAGATACCTCCCTCCCGCTGGCATACCTGAGAGTTATCGGAGAATGCTCGGTTTCATTTGAAGCCGAGTTTGCCGACCTTATGGGAGGCTCTCAGCAGTATGCGTGGGATAGTGAGGTTTCAAAGATAGGGAGCGACATTAAATTCACGGCCAGGGAATACGATGCCGGGACGATGGAGCTACTCATGGGCGGGAGTCTGACAGAGAATTCAGCGGAGGCGACCGGAGCGACGGAAGGGCTTGCCAACGTGTACGGCACGAGCGTATATAATGCAAGTACCGGTATCGCGTCGGTGTATGTCACGACTGGAGACTCGGCGGACCTGAAAGAGGGCAAGTATGTCATAAAGGCGACGGCTGCAAAGACGGCAACCGTGTATTGCCTTAGTGATGTTGACTTTGCACACGGGACTGATGCGGTCTTTACCGATGACACTCTTGCTGTCGGTACGATTGATTTAACGTCCGGAGATGCAGCAATTGCGGCATTCGGCCTTACGTTCGACGTTGGATCTGGAACCACTGCATTTGTCACTAATGACACGGCTGAATTCTACGTTCGAAAGCCGAATACTTCGTCGGTTGAATTGGTATTCGGGCAGAGCGGCGCGGAGTTTACGAAGTGCGGCGTTATCATAGCCGGGCAGAAAGCGAGTGACGGCACCATTACCTACATGGAGCTGTACAATTGCTTGGCGGCTGGTATGCCGATATCGTTCAACGAGAAGGCGTGGTCGGAGTGGTCGGTGACCATCAAGGCACTGTACGATTCCGGCAAGGACGCGATAGGAAAATTCTACCGCACGATTGCGGCGTAAGGAATACGGGGCCGGGACTACAACCGGCCCCACTTCTACCATGGAAGAATACGTTAAAATACAATTCAGGGGCCGGAGGCGGTCAAGGTTCAAGATCGGATACTATTTCCGCATCTTGTCACCTATGGATATTATAGAGATACCGGTTGAGGCGGCGGCTGAGTTGTGCAGGCAGCATAATTTTAAAGCGTATGACGAGGCAACCGACCGAGCGATAAAATTATTCTGTAATTTACCGTGGGACTATCTGCACATAAATAAAAGACTTATAGGAAAACGGTGTTTCATTGTTGGCCGTGGTGGGAGCCTGAAGGGTTTTGATTTCAGCCGGCTTGACAATGAATATGTGATTTCAGTCAATGAGGCGTTCATGGCATGCCGTTCCGATGCCGTTGTATTCTGCGATTCTGGATTGTGGAAAAACAATAAAGAAGCACTATCGAAATATGATGGAACGATATTTGCAGCTGAACGCACTCGATACTATGAGGAGGATAATCGAAAGAGCGTTGTAATATTCCCTATCAATAACGGAAACGCTGGTGTCGGAATTGAGGACGGTTTATACTGCGGTGCATCGTCTGGAATGATTGCCTTGAATCTTGCTCAATGCATGGGGGCGGATAAAATATATTTACTCGGTTTTGACCTCAACGAGGAAGAGAAAGATATATATTTTGACGATGACGATGACGAACACTCGGGGATGTACAAGGATAAAAAGAGAAATACCGATCAAGTAAAAATGTACCGGGAGGCTTTTGGGCATTACCGTAATGTGTATAATTGCTCTCCGGTATCCAGGATAGACGCATTTCCGCAGATATCCATAGATGAGGTATTGTGAGACTATTATCATACATAAAGCATTTTGACGTACGGGTGCGAGACAATAGAGTTTTATTGATGCTATTGGATGATCTTCCGCTTGATGTGTCTTTGATTGCAATGAAAATACATGAGATACAAAACAATATTTGCGCTCTTGATGGTGTCATAGGGCACGACGAGGTTACTACGGGGTTGCTTTATATCCAGCGGAATATATGCGGTGCGGAAATATCACCGTCAACTGTGATTGGTAAAAATCTAATGCTCGTACACCAGGGAGGAATTGTTATAGGCGGTGGAACGATTGGAGACAACTGTAAAATACACGCCGGTGTCGTTATAGGTGACAGGAACAATGACACGGTATGCCCGCGTATTGGTAACGATGTCACGATATATGCAAATAGCGTCGTGTACGGTGATATAACCATCGGTGACGGTGTTATTATAGGTCCGTGCTCTGTGATAAATAAATCTATCGATAAAGGAATTGTCTATGGGTATATACACCATAGCTGAAATAGGTATCAACCACAACGGCGATATTGATATTGCCAAGCGGATGATAAATCTTGCACAGGCGGCAGGATGGGACGCGGTGAAATTCCAAAAGCGCACTCCGGCGCTCTGCGTTCCAGCCGCCATGCGAGACACCCGCAAATCAACGCCGTGGGGTGAGATGTCATATATTGAGTATAAAGAGCGGATTGAATTGGGATATGAGGAATACAATCAGATCCGCGACCACTGCGAGCACGTGGGCATTTCGTGGTTTGCGTCCGTGTGGGACCTCCCGTCCGCTGAGTTTATGACTGAGTTTTGCGATATGGTGAAAATTCCATCTGCGGCAATAACGAATCTTGAACTATTGGAGTATTGCAGAGACCATTTTCCGAAGCGTGTCATGTCAACGGGAATGAGTGACGAGGCACAGATAGATGAAGCGGTAGGGGTATTTGACCCGTTTATAATCATGCATTGTAACGCGGCGTATCCTTCACCACCGGAGGCGTTGCGGCTCAATTATATTCAGTGGTTGCGTCGTAAATACCCTGACAGGGTTATAGGATATTCTGGTCACGAGTATGGGGTTGAA